ACCACCACTTGGGGCTTGCCAAGTTGCGTTACCTGAAGCATCAGAAGTTAAAACATAACCTGCTGCAGGAGAGTTAGGGTAGTTTAATAATCCATTATTATCTATAGATAATCTTTCAGATCCTCCTGCCTTAAAAGATAATTTATAACCACCTAAAGTATCTACTGCTATATTTCTTATAGTAGCTTCTGTAAATTGAGTAGCAGCCCCATCCCAATAACTGGAATAAAAACTAGCTTCTGGACTATTAATTAAAGTACTAGAAGAATTGGCTAATAAACTTATTAAGGAAAATTTATTTGATTGAAATCTATAATATAAAGTTGTTCTTGAAAAACTAAACCTTATTTCTTGTGATCTCATGTTAAAAGTAGAACCAGAACTATTGCCAGTCAAAGGGTGACTAGAAACAAGTCCTAAGTCCCAGATTTCAGTTCCTCCATCATAATTTAATCTACCACCTGTAGGTAAATTTATACCATCTTGCCATCCACCTCCTCCAACAGAAAGTCTACCACTTATTACTGCAGAATTAGTTTTAAATGACTCATTAAAGCTTTGAGTCTGTGTCCCCCCAATATATGCAAAATTTACAGAATCTGAGACATATAATTGATTAGATACAAGAGCATCTATTTTAAGACCTCCGTTTACGTGTAGCTTTTCAGTAGGTGTAACTCCTATACCTAATCCAGTTGTAGTTAGTCTTGCTCTCTCTCCTATGTTTAAGTTAAAAACTATATCTCCAGTATTAGTTAGTAGCTCTAAATTATTAGAACTATTAGCAGCTACTATTAAAGTATTAGAATTAAAAGTAATTTTACCTTTCGCATCTGCTGGTAAATTCCCAGTTCCCACATCCAACCTTTCTTGAAGCCTTGTAGCTCCCCCTATTACTGCTGTGTAGTCTGCTAGTATTGGACTATTAACGCCTAATTTACCGTTAAGCCTAATATCTCCACTATCAAAAGTTAAAAGGTCTGTTATAGTTGCTATTCTACCTGCACCTATAGTACCATCATTATTATAAATATTATTAAAGCTACCTGCAGTCCAAGTACCTCCTACATTTACTAATGTTTGGCCATCAACACCTATTAATGATTCTAGTACGTTTGTCCCTTGTAAAATTAATCCTCCTGGATTTTCTGATTTTAATTGTTTTATTCTAGTTTTATTGCTCATTAGTAAATGTTATTTTCAATATTAAAGGGAGGATTGGTTACCTCCCTAATTAATTTTGCTACTTATTAGTAGTTATAGTGTATTGCAACTTCATCATTAGCATCTAGGATATACCCAGCAGTAGTGCTATTCCAATAAAGGTTACAAGTAGTTGTAAGAGCATTTAAAGCTAGTGCAGTAGTAGGAGCACCTGGTTCTGCAAAATAAGCAAAATCAGTAGCTACACCATCTCCAACTTTAATAAATTCACCATTAACAAATACTTGTGGTATAGAAGCAGCTCTAGGAGCTTGAGCAGTAAAAGGAGTAGTATAAGACAATGAGTTTTCTCCAGAGGTTACAGCAGAAGCAGCAGCTACTCTAGCATCTGTAGAAGATGAATCAGTAGCATATGTAAATCCTCCAGCACCATCAGAAACAACAACTTGTCCAGCAGTACCAGCACCACCATCATTTAGACCTTTAAGATGAGTTTCATCAATACTATCTGCAATTACAATAGCAGTAATAGTATTAGCTCCATCATCATAAGTAAAATCAATAGTAGCAGAATCTGTTAATATAGTACCTACAGCATCTTGAGCAGCCTCAGTAAAATCAGAAACCTTAGCAGAAGTAATAGTTCCAACAGATACACCAGTACCATCAACTACAATTGTACCATCAGTAGGATCTACTGAAAGAGTTCCTGTAGAAAAGTTAAGACCATCACCAGCAGCAGAACTATCTAACTGTATGTCATTTAATACTTTAGTAAGACCAGTAGAAGCAGTAGTATTCTCAAACTGTTTAGGAGTCCAAGAAGAACCACCCCAGCAGTAAAGTCTGTCTAGCTCATCATCAACAGCTATAAATGTACCTACAGTAGGAGTAGTTGCATCCCAAGTAGTCCCATTAAACTCAACTACATCTCCAGCAGAAGCACCATCCCAAGCAGCGTTAGGAGCACCTCCATCATGAGATAATACATATCTATCTCCAGTAACTTCTGTTGGAGGTAGAGCAGTATTATCAGTAATGTAATCTAAAGCTGAATTAAGCCATTCTAAGTTATTAATCAGTGTTGCTACAGCATCTAATTGGTTTTTGTTAACTGCATCTGTTCCTGCAGTTGCTGGTGCCATATTAGTAATCTGTGACTGTACAGCAAAGTTTAATACATCGTCAAACCTTATTTGTTTAACTCTAGTTTGTTTTCCCATTATTTAATTATTTAATTATTTATTTATTATTAAAATTTTATAGTTATAGTATCTTCAGTATCTAAAGTATATCCTATTAAACTTGGATTAACATATAATTTATCTCCTAATGCTATCTTACCATTTGGAGATGTTGGAGAAAATCCCCTAGCTTGAGTAGGAGTAGCAGGATCAGCAAAGTAACATTGTAAAGTAGTTACACCATCTCCTACAGTTAATTCATCATTGTTAATTTCAACAGTTGGATATACATCATCATTAGGAACTATTGTTATTCCTGTAGCAATAGCTTCACTGCCATTTACAGTTGCTACTATAGCGTCTAATACTTCTTTATTACCTGTTACTACAGGAGTAGAAGGAGGTAATATAATAGCAGGTGGTTCTAAAACACCGTCATTACCTACAAACACTATCCAGTTGCCATTATCTGTAATTGTACCAGAGCTTTCATCTTTAGTAAGTATATAAGTGCCATTATTAGCACCATCATCATATACTGTACAAAACATACCCCACTCACGTCTCTGCTCTATAATAGAGTCTCTTTCAGCTAATGTGGCATAGCCATGATTTCCTCCCTTTACTTCATTTGCAAAAGCAGATGCTATAAGGTCTAGACTATCATTAGGTCTAATTGCAGCTGTTACTAATGTACCTGTGTTTTGAGCCATATTATGTTATTTGAAAGGTTGCTATTGGTGAATTTTGTTGTGTGTTGGACATCCAAGTATCATAAGTTACTGGATTAGCATTACTGTTAAAAAAAGTAAAAGCATCTCCTACTTTAGTCCAAGCTGTATTAGGTAACCCATTTACAACAAATGTAGGAGTTCCAAAAGAAGTTGGCCAAGAGAAAAATAAATATCTACCTCCCCCATCAATACCATTTCTTGATTGGACTCTTGTAGTAGAAAACTCATTACCAGCACCTACACCCGCACCATCAGCAGCTATAATAGCAGCATTAGAAGGGTTGCCAAAGAAAGCAGCTGTACCCCAATATCTTTTATCTCTAAAGGTTAATGTACCTGTTTTACTAAATGTATCGTCATTACTGTTAGTACCTTGTAAGCTAATATTCTTTGTACCTGGACTACTTAATGAAGTTCCTAAAGGAATATCTATATCAAAAGATCCTGCAGGTAATAACTCAATAGGATCTACAGGGAAAGTAGCTCCTACTATACAAGTTGAAGGTACACCTACATTAGGTGGTTGTGCTTTTATATTAGCAGAATTACTTACAGTATAATTTATACTTTGTATACCACTAGGGACAAATTCCCCAGTTTCATATGTCTTAAATAAACTAGAAGATAAAGTTAAAGCAGGTTCTTGATAAGGATACATCAATCCTTGAGCAAATGTAGGATAATCTACATTATCAAATGTAGTACCTGCAGGATATCCCCCTACAGCAACAGGAGTTGGATCTAAGTTAGTAAAAGTACCTCCACCTCCACCTCCAGTAGAGTCTATTGTTATTTCTCCAGTAGTCTCATTTAAGGTAAGAGTAATGCCAGTTCCTTCTACTAAAGTATGAAACTTAAAAGAACCATCTACTACCTCTTTAAATACTTCTACACCTGTACCTAAGTTCTCTCCTTCTAGTAACCCTAATATATATTCAGATATACTATCAAGAAGATCAGGATCAGATGCTAAATATTGTGTAAGAGTTTCTAGTAAGATTAAACGAGGCTCATAGGCATTTACAGCTGATCTCCCACGTTTTTTACCTATTATTAATGTATCATCTCCAGAAGCCGTTAAAACTTCCTTTAAAGCGTTTATATTTCTAATTATATTAGGAGCAGCCATTTTAAAATAAATTTATTTTTTTGCAAAGTAATTCTTGTGCTTCTTCATCTAATCCACAATCAGCATTAGCACATGTTTGTTTTTCTAATATCTCTCTCCATTTATTAAGAACTTCTAAATCTAGTATTTCTTTTTCACAATATTCTCCAATCTTCATTTTTAAGACAATCTTATCAGTAAGATCAGAGAATTTTTTATTAGCAACTTGTATGCACTCTTCTAGACTCATATTCTTATATTATATAGGAGTTACTGGTAATATAAAAGTACCTGAAAGATTTACGTGGTATGTTGGCCCAGGAGTTACTGTAGAGCCTGTAAAATCTCTTACAGATATATCTATTTTATCGCCTGTACCTACACTTACTTCTCCATGATCTATATTTAATATATCTCCAGTTGTATTGTTAGAAAGTTTAGCTTTAGCTAAGTCTAAGTAAGAAGTTGTTAAAAGACCTGTAACAGTGCCATAAATAGCACCTAAGTCTAAAGAATAATAACTATCTTCTGTAAATTGTCCACTTACTACTTGAAAAGAGTGAAATATTTTAAATCTAAAAGTAAATACATTTCCTACTTGTATAAAGTCAACGCTTGAAGTTATTACTTGACTTAAAAAATCTGTTAGAATTCCTGTGTTGGCTACAGTTACAAAAGAGGAAGTATCTACACTAGTCCATAAAGGAGCTGTAGGAGTAAAATCATTTCCATTGTATACATCAAATGTTCCTAAGTTAATAGTTTCAGCTACATCTCCCCATACAGTATAAGTATCTGTAGTACCAGGTGCACTAGTTCCAGAAGTTAAGGATACGTGATCTATACCTTGTCCATCATCCCCTTTTATATTTCCTATAGCAGTTCCCCAAGTACCAGCATCTTTATAATAGATATCATTTGTATCAGTATCTATATAATAGTTAGTATCTATTCCTAATGCGTCAAGAGGAGCTCCTGATCCGTTTAACCAAACACCATCTACGTTAGTTACATCGTTGTTGATTGTTTGTTTTAAAATTAATGTTTTATCGTTATTACAGCAACTCATATCTAGCAAGTTTTACAGTCAAAATTATTATCTTTATATATATTAAGGGTGTTTAAGGTATTGTCAAATTTATCTGCTTCTCCTAAACAAGAGTGTACTCCTAGAGCATCTATTAATGTAGATACAAATAGTACTTCTTTTATATGTGTATATTTTTTATCAAAATAAGCACAACTATCTAAATCTAAATTTATTAGTTGATTATCTACCCAGCATTCAGCATTTGGGAAAAATAATCCTAAATACTCAAAAGTATATGTTTGAAGTCCTGAAAGTTCATCTGCTTCTAGAGTATATAAAAAAGAATATTGTCCATCTACAAATTCTCCTGTGCCTCCAGTAATCTGCTCATAAGTATAATAAAGAGTTTCCCCTTCTAAATTAGGTAAGTCTGCAGAAGTGTCTAATACATAAACATCTCCTGATGGAAACATTATCTGCAAAGTAGTTGTTAATACTTCAGATGTTTCTGTGTTTGGAGTACCAAAGCCTCCTAGGTTTAACGGGTCATCATAACTACCTGTGCAATCTAATATTGCTAACTGCAGTTCTCCGTCTTTACAGACTAATTTTAAGTCAAGATTTGGTGTAAGCATAAAAAAAATTTAAAAAAAAGACTAGGCAGGGGATTACCTACCTAGTCTAAAGTGTTTAATTATTATAGAGATAAAGTAGCTCCAGTAATCAAAGATAATACAGCAGCAACACCATCAGTACCATCAGTAGCATAGTCAGCTCCAGCAATAGGAACAGCAATAGTTAAGTGCTTAGGTGAAACATTCGGCTGAAATCCTACAACTTCATCATTAGAGAATAATAAATCAATTTGGTTGTAAGAAGTTTTCTTAACGTCTCTACGAGCGTCATAGATAGCTGGCTCACCCATTCTGAAGTATTCTCCTTCATGACCTTGTAAGAACCACTCTAGTTCAGCAATTTGCTCATAAACTCCAACTCCATCGTTAGCTACAGCTTCTCTTTGAGAGTTAGTAGATCCAAAATCAGTTAAAGTATATTCCCATCTTACTTTCTTGTAGAACTCTTTTCCAATTCTGAAAGACAATGGCTTACCTTCAGCAACAATTCCCCAATCAGCAGCAGCTCCAGCAGCAGCAGCAATTTCTTGAGCAGCACCTACAGCAAATGTCTGAGTAGCGTCAGTTACACATCTATCTAAAGTTACGTTGTTACCAACAACTTTCTTAACTTCATATACGTTATCTGTAAGAGCAGTACCAAATCTGATAAAATCTCCGATAGCTACAGTAGGAGCAGCAGCAAATACAGCAGTGTTACTACCTTTAGCTACGCTAAATTCTACAGTTGTAGCAGCACCAGCATCACTACATAAAGCTTTAAAATCCATATAATCTTCAGCTTCTCTGGAGAAGTTACGTACAGCACTTCCTACAAGTCCTATAGCTACCTCATCTTGAGTAGTATCTAGGTCAGACTTATATTGGAAATGTTTAATGTATCTACCATCAGTATTAGAAGTTAAATATTCTTGGATATACATAGCAACCATATAAAGGTTGTCATTAATTTCTTCAATAGCACCAGAAGTACCATTAAAACCTATTACATCTTTTTGTTCTACAGCAGCAACTGTGTCCTTAGAAACTGCAGTTTTTATTTTAGCAGTCTCAATTACATCAGATACTAAGTTTGGCTCAGTTCCTCTATCAGTAACTACTATAAATTTTTCAATACCAGCTGCGTTAGCTCCAGTAATTCTTACTCCTTGTGGAGTAAATACACCGATCTCTCCTTCATTAAGAGTATCAATTCCTCCAGCAGATAAAGCTGCAGCATCACCTAATGCTAAATATTGAACGTTTGTTTGTTGTCTTGCACTCATTTTAGAATGTTTTTAGTTTAACAATATGTTTATTTAATTTATTTTTGCTTATACACGCTATTAAAAATAGCTCAGATTACTCTGATTGTTGTTGTTCATTAATCTTTATTTGATATTGCTGTGGGTCTGTAACTGCAGTAGCTATTCTTACAGCTCTATCAACTATTTCTTGATGAACACTTTCATCTAGTTCTGAAGTTAAATTAGTAGCTAGATCTATACCTCTTGGTCTTTTTATATATCTTACATGATATAAATCTATTGTATAATTATCTCCTAGTACTAGTTCATGTCTTCTATTAGAGTTAGTATCTGTACTAAAATCCAATCTCCAAACCAAACCTTCATTTGGCTTCTTAAATGGATTATTTATAGTTGCTGTATACTCATCATGGGTTACGGGCTTAACACTTATTCTATTACCGTTTATACAAGCATCTGAAGAGCTTATAGTAGCTTCTTCTCTGATTGTATATAATAGATCATCTGGTAAGTTGTAAAACACCCCATTAAGAGATACACCATCTTGATCAGAAGAAATAGCAGAACTATCTAGGGTTGCATTCCTAGTTAGCTCTGATAAATCCTTTCTTCTTTTTTCTGTTTCCTCAAAGCCATCATTATATTTGTTGCCTTTGAAGTTATAAGCAGTTTTTACTAATTGTTCTTCAGCCTTAGTTAAAAGAAAACTAATCTCATCGTCCGTATACCCTGGGGCAGCTAGGTTTGTTAATTTATCATATAAGATTAAAAATGCTTCTTTAAACTCTGGTGCTGTCATTAATTAGAATTTTCTATTCTTGCTTGTATTTTAAGAACTTCTTCGTTATTAGCGTCATCTAAGATAAAACCAATTACTTCGTTCATTGAATTTCCTATAACTCTACCTCCTGGTAATGTATAAGCAATTCCGTCTCTTTGTATAGCTCTTGCATTTAGAGCATTAAATATCAATAGTTTATCGTCAAAGTGCTCATCTTTAGTAGTAGTATTAAAACCTGCGATGTCTTTTTCAATAATCTTTTCTATCTCTGCTTCTAAAAAGTCTCTAGTAGCATTACGTGGAATTCTTAAATTACCTGGTTTGTCAGAGTAATATACGTTTAAGAAATTTGTCATACTAGTTGCACTTTCAGACAACTTATCAAATAACTTATACGCTTCTCGTTTATTGTATGCTACCTTAGCTTTTGCTTTTTCCTCATAGCCAGCCGTTGTTAACGCAAACTTATAACTACCTTTACCAAATTTTTCTTCAATAGAAGGTGCTATTAGTGCTGTGTTAGCTTTAAGAACTTTATAGGTAATATAATCCATAGGATCTGAAAGATTTAACTCTTTGACATTTTTATCTAGATCAAATCTAAATTTCAACCAAAAGTTTTCTTTCTTCTCTTTATGTATAGATAAATCTCCTTCATTGAAAGAGAGGCCAGAGGCCTTCTTGTTTTCAAAGAAAGCCTTCTCCTCTTCAGTTAAGGGATTTACCAATCTACCCGTTTTTCTATCTTGGGGTACTACGATTGTTATTTTTGATGTTTTAAATAAGAAAGAGGCCTCATGATTAGGATCTACCCAACCGCCTTTTCTCCTTACAGGCACAACTTGTACTTTACCTTTAGGTAGAGTAAATGCTGTTTTTTCTAGTGTTTCCATTTTCTTTTTATTTAAATTAATCGTTTATTAGCAAGCTAAGATTGATGGTATAATCTGAGCAGTTCTAGATGGATCTTTCACCATAGCACCACATACAGCAGCTCTATGCATAGTATATCCATCAGTAGAATTAGCCATTATGTGTCTTTCACCATTTCTAGAGAATGGGTGACGTAGACCTGGCTCATAGCCCATAATGTCTTCTTGACCTTTCACATATACTTTTCTTATGTTTGGCTCTCCATCATTGGTACCAACATCTAAGATATCATATCTATAAGACTCAGCAACTCCACCGTCTGGGTGATAGATCTTGTTTCTTTCTTTATCATCGTATAGAGAATCCACTACCAAGTTAACTTTAACTCCGTTTGGCCCCATATACTCGATAAATTGTCCACCGTATCCATAAGGCATTTTAATATCAGAACCATTTCTAGCAGCACCTGTTCCTTTGATGTTACCAGAAGTTTGATACATTCTAGTGTAATCTTGTAAAGGAGTAAATAACTGAATATTGTCCTCAATTGCTTTATGAAATTGTACAGCACCTCTTTCACCAGTTCTTAGTACAAACTCTCTCTGATCTCCTGGTAACTTACCTTCAGATAAATCTAAAAGAATGTTAATCAAGTAATCAATAGAAAAATCATTGTAGAAAGAAGAGTTAGAAGCTTCCATTTGTTGACGGATACCTGCACCTTGTTTCTTGATGTGACCAGACTTACCATAGTTTTTGTAAGTTCCGTCAGCAGCTTTATTAGAATGAGCAAACATCAACATTCTGTTTTTCTCCATTCTAAATTGGTAATCAAACATGTAATCCTCATATTGAGTCCATGTAGTGTACGCTTGTCCGTCAGTACCTCTCCACTTAGTGGCAAATGGTCTGTCAATCATATTACCAGGAGTAGTATGTTGCATACGGATCATTGAGAAAGAGTTTCTCATTTTAAATGGAGAGTTGAAGTTGATCAATCCACCCTTTTTAGAAAGAGTTTGCTCAACTAGAGACCAATCCTTAGAGAATCTTTTTCCACCTTCTAATTCCTCAAGAGGAACAAACAAGTCTGGATCACCAGTTATTAACTTAACTCTATATACCCAGTTTTGAGTTCCTTCTGGAGTTGGGTCAGCAATTACTTGCATAGAGTATAATTCATTTTTCTCACCTACAATGATATTCTCATCAGAGAACCATTGTTCTGGGAATACAAGCTCAAACTCAGTAAAGTTTGCACCTGGTTTATCTATTCCTGTTACAGGAGTACCAGCTATTCTAGCTTCTACTAATGGAACATTTTTCTTAGCACTACCAATTAGCTCCCACTCAAAATCATTGTCAGTGTCTAGATATAATGGGTCAAACTGGTCTAGGTAAGAGTCTAAATCTTGACCGAAGTTAGTTTGATGAATCCTAGTCATTAACTTTGATGCCATTTGTGGTTCTTGTTGATAGATAGCACCCATATGGTTCTTAGTCGTAAGACCAGTCCAGCTTTGTGCTTCTGTCATTTGAAATTGACTTAATTTTGGCATTTTTTATTAATTTATATAGTTTACGTTTATTTAAATAATCCTTTTAATCCTTCTAGTGGATCAACCTCTCCCCCTTTAGGTTGAGCATGTCTACCTGCTTTATGGGAAGTATTAGATGTTAAAGCTTTCTCAAAATCCTTAGTAGCATTAGTCTTAGACGTTTTAGTTATCTTTGACCAATCAGAGAACCCATTTGTAAGTTGAGCTACATATGCTAACTTCATATCAAACTTAAGAGGATCTTTTGCTCTTAAAGACATAATATAGTTAACAGGTGCTCCATTCTCATCATTATCTACTATTTGAGTCATAGCATTGAATGTCTTTTCTCTAGTGGATTTATTCAACTTAATCCCAGGTATAATTTCTTCAGTAGTGTCTATAGTACTTTTGATATTATTAATTAACTGAGCGTTGTTTTCCTCCATTTGTTTTTGCTGTGCCTTTTGATTAGCTACAGCCTCTTCTTGTGCTTTCTTATGATACTCTTTAAGCCCTTCTAAAGAATCCTTAGCTTCATCTAATAGTGAATCCATATCTTCATATGTTTCAACTAATCTATCAGCCTTAGCTTCTTTAAATCCCTTATTCATTAGACTTTCTTTAACTAGTCTCTTTTGAAGAGATATATTCTCATCTAATGAAGCATCATTTATATTAGCATAGTTTAATTCTTTTACCTTATGATCTTTTAAAGATTCTAAAGGTACTCCGTTTTTAACAGCTTTTTTAACAGCTTCTATAAGTGCCTTAGTCTTATCCTCAGAAGAACTAAATTCATCTAAGTTAAGGTTAGGTAAGACACCCTCTTGGTGAAGAAGAGAGGCAAATGGAATTACAGGAGAAGATTCTCCTTCACCGTCAGGGCTGTTTGTTGATGTAGCTTCGCTACTAGCATCTCCTGTTACATTTGCATCTGCAATATTATTAGACTCTTCTGAGTCTTCTTTTTCATCTTTTTGTTTTTTTTCATCTGCAGTAAACCCATTTTCATCAATATCAAATAAGTCATCAGTAGATGTTTGAGCTTCTGCAGCAGTTTCTTCTGCGGTAGCTTCAACTGAAGTCTCTCCCTCTCCAGCATTAGTTTCTGTAGTACCTTCTCCCACAACTTCTCCAGAAGCGTCTATATCAAATGATTCATCTGACATTGAGTTAAGGTTTACATTGAATAAATTCTCCATTTGCTTTTATTTATAGTTTACAAAATTATATATTAATATTTTAGTTTCCAAAAGATTATTATAGTTTTTAATATAAAAAATTAACTGACTATAGCTTTTATTTATTTGCTTGTATTAGGTTTAGGTTTAGATTTAGCTATTTTTAGCTTGTTAGCTCTTTCTTTATCACCTTCTGAAGCAGAATGCTTAAGTTTCTTTTCCTCAATTCTCTCTTTAACAGCTAGTTCCTCTTTCTTAAGTCTCTCTTGAGATTGTACTCTTTGTAATTCTAAATCATCAGGTATACCGTCTTTATCTAGGTCTACTCCTTTTTCATTAAATTTACCTTCTAGTTTTATATATTCTAGTTGAGCTTTTCTGTCATACTCTTTATCTATTTTAGCTAACTCAAACTGTCTAGCTTTCTCTGCCTCTTCTGCAGCTGCCTGAAGAGATTGAGTTTGCATTTCTTGTGCTTGCTGTTGAGCTTTTTGATCTCTTTGTATTTTATCTTCTTCTGCTCTTTCAAGTTTCTTTCTCATATCAGCTAAAGAAGGACTCATATAAATATCCATTAACTGAGAGAAGTTTACTTTATCATTCTGTATACCTGCTTGAGCTAAAGATTTGATAGAATCCATTAATTGACTATCAGATGCTGAGTGGCTTACAAATAATCCATATTCTGCAGAGTTAAACTCTTCTCCATCTAACTCTAATAGTTCAGTAGTTAAATCATCTAACACATATCTTACTTTCTTCTTAGTTCCTTTCCAAGCATACTTAGCAGTTTCTAATAAAACATTTAATGCTTTTAATTTAACCTCTGCGTGTACCTGAAATAACTTTTCTGTTATATGTGAAGATTGAGTTACAGCTCTTTCTACTCCTCCTACAGATTCTCTATTTTCTACCTGCCCTTGACGTTGTTTAGATACACCAGCTATTTCCCCTAACTGTTGTTCTATAAATCCTAACATCATAATATGTTGCTGGATATAGTTACCCATCTCCATATCTATAACAGGAGCACTTTCATTCATAGTACCTGCTAACTTACCTGTAGCAGCACCTTTTTTAGCTTCTTTAAAAGGATCTTCTACTGCCCAACCCATAACTTCAGCATAATACATCCACTTATCTACATCCCAGCCATCTGGAACCTTGGATACATTTAACTTAGCTATCTTACCTTTAGATTTAGCAAACGCTAACTCTGTTCTGTACATAAATACATTATACAGATATTGATAGGGCTTCATTCTATCTAATAAAGATTTAGCTTTAGAATTATTTATATTATAAGAAACTCCTACATATCCTGATGCACATTTAGAAGGATTAGTCATACTTCTAAACTGTATGGGTCTTGGTTGTATTTTAACATAGATATCTCCACCTATCTTAGTACCTTCCCACCATTCTCCTACCCATAGAGTAGTTAAATCATCTCCAGGTTGTCTCTTATAATCTTCAGAAACTATTTCTTCTTGCTCATCGCCATCTTCATCTAGATACTTAAGCTTATATACTTTTTTAAGAGATTTCCATACTACACGTACTACTCTTATATTTCCTTCAGTGTCATAGTCATCTCCATATAGCCTACCTCTACCATCAGAGTCCATAAGGCCATCTATAACAATAGACTGTTCTCTTTCTCCTATAGATACAAATCCATCTGTAGAAGATAAGTTAAGACCTTCATCTATTCTTCTAATTTCTTTTTCTGATAGAACATCATGATACATATCTATGACTGCACCAGGTGAGTGATATCCATCTTCTATAACTATATCTGCATCTTCTAAGTAAGGGGACTCTCCAGATCTAACTGTATGTATATTTAATGGATTACATCTACGTAAAACAGGTTCTCCTGCTATTATATCCGCACAATACATATCCTCAGAAGATATAAGCATATCCTCAAATCCTCTAGAAAACTTATCGTGTAAGTCTAACTCTCTGTATAAGTGATTTAATATCTGAGAAGCTTGTCTTTCTTTTATATCTTGATATTCGTAATTATGATATTTTTCTAATGACTCTAACTTTCTTTTTAATTCATCCTCTGTTAAGGCATCATCTTTTAAAGAATCTTCTATAAGAGTTATTAACTCTTTTTTCTTATCTCTTTCTATTTGTGTAATGGCATCATCATTCTTAACTCTAGCATGCCAATCAAATCTTCTTTTTCTTTCTTCTCCTATTAGCAGATCCATCTTAGGGTTAGCTATAGGGTAGTTCTGCATTTTAGCAGGAAATGTTCCCCCCTTTAGTCCCATTGGATTACAAGTTCTTTCTATATCCTCTGGATCTAATATATCATTAGCTAGATTATAATTAGTTAACTTATTTTTATAAGAATTCCTAATAGAAGAATTTCTATATATACCTAAAGACTCTCCAGCCTCTATACAAGATATCCCCCATTTTTTATCTTTTTTAGATTTAGGAAGTTTCTGTCTTGGGAATTGTGTATAACCTTTTTGTGCCATTTATTTTTTTCTTGTATAACTTACAATAATAGTAATTAATAATGATATTAACAACTATTTTATATTAAAATTTTTAAACTTTTCCATTCCATTATAGCTAAAATCATTATTCTTAGCCTTGTAACTACGATCCCAAAAGCTAGATCCAGAGAATTCATCTACATCTGATTCATCTATAGAAACATTAATTCTAGCTCTATCTTCTTTTAGTATCATTAACATACCCATAGCAGAGACTCTATCAAAGTTTCCATCAGGGTTATATTGTATTGCTTCTTTGATATAACCTATAGATCTTATTCTATGTAAGTTCATAAGGTTATTATCGTCTTCTATATCTTCATTTACATAAGCTTGTTCTACCATCCACTGAGCTTGAAGCCTTCTGGCCCAGGCATTTAGTTGTTTAGAAGAGTTACATCCTTTAGATTTATTACCTATACGAGATATAGTTCCTATATTCATATCTCTAATTATCTCAGGCGTATCTGCTAATAAGTGTAGACAATTATTGTTTTTAAAGTATGCATATAGTCCTTTTTTGTCATTCTCATAATTAGCTTGAGCATTAAAAAATATTAAAGCTCTACGTGTAAGCTCATATACATCATTAGCAGAAAATGTTCTACCTGTGTATTCAGCTACTATCCTGCCTGTTAAAGTGTTCATAATAAACATAGAGTACAAAGAACTAGTTCCTGAATGATCATCATCAATAGGGTCAATTCCTGCAATATATAATCCATGAGGTACTTTACCTGTACTATCTTTATAAGGCATCTCAAATATCTCAAGACATCCAGCTTTATTAGCATTATCCTTTATAGGGAAATCTCTAATAGGATGTACAGATTCATCCATCTTCCACTCTATATCTCCTGTAGTAGAATCTACTACTAATCTTCCTGTCCAGTGTGGAGATACAAACTTCTCTAAGTTAGGCATTATATCTGATAAATAATCTTTTAGATCTCCTATAGGAAAGATAGATCCCTCTCTTCTCATTACTGCCTCTTGAGGAGTGATAGGTCTATCTGCTTTCTCTTGTATAAGAGCAGTAGGATCAGATGTACCTTTCTTTACTTTTAATCTATCTTCTAATATTTCTACTAAAGCTTTGATTACATCAGAATTTCCGTTTTTATCATAGCAGTTAGCTCTGTTCATATATTCAGGAAAGAAAAATGAACACATACCTCTACCAGATACTTTGTCATACACGTTAGGCAATGCTAGTATGTTATACCCTTCAGGATTATAGAAAAACTCTTCAGCAGCCTCAAAAGCAGCTCCTTCTGTACCACCAGTACCAAAAGCTATCATATATCCAAAGACATTACGCCCATCCTCTAATGACATCCTAGCTACACCCCAAGCTTTACGTAATCCAGGGAATACACCAGACTCTTCCCATTTAATTAGCTTACCCCTCTTACCCCTTGCTTTATCTGGGTTATCTTTTAGGGATACTCCTATTATCTCAGATTTAAGTCCTTTCTTTAATTTAGTTTCTGCATCTATATAGCCTATTTGCTTATGCATTTCCCTATCTATGATTCTAGAACTAGGGAAAGGAGTAGTATCTCCTACCCAGTCAAGGTTATCCCAAGCCTTAGTAATAATACCATCCTTAGTTAAATATTCTTTCTCAGAAGCCATAGAGTATGATTTACTCTCTGGAAATAGATGAGCATTTCTACCATCCATAGATCCCCCTTTAAATGAGAATCCTCTACCCCTTGTTTTTAATACATTACCGTAAGTACCAGTTGCCTCTCCTTGCTCTATATAATGGTAATACAAGTAATCTCCATCCCAAAATGCTGGGAAATCTCTAGATCTTTCTGCTCTAGATTTAGCTCCTTCTTTCTGTAAATCTTCGTCTACTCTCTTTACTAGCAGGATAGGAGAATAATTTAAATAATAGTAATAATACCCAGGTATCCATTCTCCATCTGCCTCTCTTACATATCCTTCCCTACATCTTCTAGCTTCTTCTTTCCAGAATAATGAATACTCAGAATTAGGGTGTGGATTAGGGTATAATTTAGTATAACAGCCATGTTCTTGATAGTGAAGAGCAGGTTGTCTAAAATAATCTGTATCTTCTAGTATATGTGGATTAGTTATATCAACAATAACTCTACCTCTAGCATCTCTTTCTAGATCTTTAGCATACTTTCTATCAG